ATCTTCTGCAAATATGTCTGATGATATATCAGCAAAATCATTTATTAAAAAATACTTACAAGCAGATGGATTAAAATCACTTTGGAAATCTAAGTTTGAAGAAGCATATGAATATACTATGCCTGGAAGAGAATCTTTCTATGAAGAATCCCCTGGACAGAAAAGAACAGATAGAATATTTGATGAAACAGCTGTAGTAGGTATTCAAGAATTTGCTAGTAGATTACAAGCTGGTATAACTCCTACATTTGGTAGATGGATTAATTTAAAATCAGGGATAGAAATACCAGCAAATATAGCTCCTGAGATAGATGAACAATTAGATTCGATAACACAATATATATTTGAAGTATTACACAACTCAAACTTTAATCAAGAAGTACATGAAGCATTTATGGATTGTGCAGTAGGTACTGGATGTTTATTAGTTAATGAAGGTACAGCTTCTGATCCTATTGTATTTAATGCAATACCTTTACCACACATTACATTAAACAGTGGACCTAATAATAAAATAGATTGTGTTTATAGAAAAAGACAAATTAGATTAGGAGATCTAAAAGTATTATATCCTAATGGAGAACTTAATGAAATTACTTTAAATAAACTAACTGAAAATCCAGATCAAAAGATTAATGTTATTGAAGGTACAATGCGTAACTATGAAGATCCTAATAAAGAAGTTTATGATTATATTGTTTGTTTAGAAGAACATGAATCAATTATAGTAAAAGAAAAATATACTGGTGCTGGTTCAAATCCATTTATTACATTTAGATGGAACAAAGCTAGTGGTGAAGTATATGGTCGTGGACCAATCTTTAATGCTATGTCTGCTATTAAGACTACAAACTTAACAGTAGAATTAATATTAGAAAACGCACAGATGAATATATCTGGTATTTATCAATTAGAAGATGATGGAGTAATTAATACAGATAATATTGCATTAGTGCCTGGCACAATAATTCCAGTAGCTCCTGGATCTAGAGGATTACAACCTATTAATGGTGCTGGTAGATTTGATGTTGCACAATTAGTCTTAGAAGATATGAGAAATAATATTAGAAAAGCATTATACATGGATACACTTGGTCCAACAAGAGGCACACCTATGTCTGCTACTGAAGTTGCAGAAAGAATGTCAGATCTATCAAGACAAATAGGATCATCATTTGGTAGATTACAATCAGAATTTATACAACCATTAATCAAAAGAGTTATATACATACTAAAAAAACAAGGAAGAATAGAAATACCTAGTATAGATAATAAAGAAATTAAAATTATACCAGAATCACCTTTATCGAGAGCGCAGAATGAACAAGATATAGCTGATGTTAATAGATTTAATGCTACTTTAGGTCAAACATTTGGTCCTGAAGTTCTTAATTTAATAGTTAAACAAGAAGAAGTAGCTAGATACCTAGCAGAAAAAATGAATTTACCAGAGAAGATTATTAGGGATGCAGCTGAGCAGCAACAAGTAATGCAACAGATGCAACAACTACAACAGATGCAACAAATGCAAGGAGGACAAGGTGGCTTGGGAGCAGATACGGAACAAACCTGAAGGTTATCATTATTCAATAGACGGATTTACTAGAAGTAAAGCAGCAGAAATAGAATTAAATGCTGATATTGCTTCATTATTTAAAACAGAACTAGGAAAAAAGGTTTTAAATTATTTAAAATCTATTACAGTAGATGCTGTGGCTGGTAGAGATATTACAAACGATCAGCTTAGACATCTAGAAGGAATGAGATATTTATATTTTATTTTAAAGAAACGATTAGAAGAACATAAGGAGAGCTAATGTCAGAAGAAACAGTACAAACAGAAGAACAACAACCAGTAGAAGCTACACAAAAAGAAACAGAAGTAAGTAGACCTGAGTATGTTCCTGAAAAGTTTTGGGATACAGATAGAAATGAAATTAAAGTAGAAGAACTAAGTGCATCTTATAACTCATTAGAAAAAAAGTTAGGTATGAGAACTGATGAGCTATCAAACCAAATACGAACAGATATAGAACAAGAAAGACTTGGATCTTTACCTGAAAAATATGAGATAGTTATGCCTGAAGTACCTGAAGATATAAATATTGAGGTTAATGAAGAACAAGAATTACTTAAAGAATGGTCAAATATTTGTAAAGATAATAATTTATCACAAGAAGTATTTAACAGAGGTGTTAATGCTTTTGTTAATAATGAAATAGCTGGGCTACCTAACATAGAATCTGAAATGGAAGTACTCGGCGATAATGCTAAATCTAGATTAGAAGCAGCAGAGCTGTGGTCTAAGAAGTATTTATCTAATGAAGCATATGATGCTATGAGTAAATTAGCTACAACAGCAGAAGGAGTTAAAGCTATTGAAGAGATAATGAATATTACTAAAAGTAAGCCATTACCTAATGCTAATACAGTAGTTGATGCAGAATTAGAAGAAGGTGATCTTAGATCTATGATGAATGATCCAAGATATTTTGATCCAGCAAGAAGAGATCAAGCATATTACGATAAAGTAACCAGACTATATGAAAAGAAATATGGCTAAAAATAAAGATTTTCCTTTTAAGAAGTACATTTTTAAATGGGAAGATCCTACTGGTCATAGTGAATGGATGTCTAAAAATGACATGGATTCAGTCAAACCAGCTGTTATTACAACAGAAGCATATCTTTATTCTAAAGATCAAAAGCATATAAAGACTTTTTCATCTTACATAGAAGAATCAGATGGTTCTTTTACATTTGGAGATGTCAATGTTTTTATTGCTTCTGGTCTTGTAAAGATGACAAAAATATAATATATCTCAACTAACAAGCCGAAATAGACTGGAATATGCCCAGTAGGATAACATATCAAAGTTTATAACGACAACTTGATTATTAACTAACAATACTCGAAAGGAAACTTATTATGAGTGCAACTATAGACCAAGCCTTTATAAAGCAGTTCGAAGCAGAAGTGCATATGGCTTATCAAAGAATGGGCAGTAAGCTCAAGAATATGGTCCGTAATGTTAGCAACGTAAAAGGTAGTACTGTTCAGTTTCAAAAAGTAGCAAAGGGTTCTGCTTCAACAAAAGCAAGACATGCCGAAGTTGTCGCTATGAACTCTGTACACTCTAATGTAACTGCAACACTAAACGACTTTTACGCAGCAGACTATGTGGACAAACTAGACGAACTAAAAGTAAACATTGATGAAAGAAACATTGTTGCTCAAAATGCAGCATATGCTCTTGGTAGAAAAACAGACAGTATCGTAACAGATACTTTTGATGCTGGTGCTACAGCAGTAGCTCACAACGCAAACTCTGATTCTGCCGCTGGTATGTCTTTAATCAAAGCTAAGAAGATGTTTGAAACATTTCAAGAAAATGATGTTCCAGATGATGGACAAAGATATTGGGTTGTTGGTGGAAGCCAATGGTCAGATCTTTTATCTATAGATCAATTCTCAAGAGCTGAATATATCGGTGAAGCTGATCTTCCATTTAAAGGTGGATTAACAGCTAAGAGATGGATTTCATTTATGTGGATGACATTTAGTGGTTTATCAAAAGATGGTTCTAATGATAGACACACATTAGCATGGCATAAATCATCAATGGGATTAGGCGTAGGTTCAGATGTAAGAACTGAAGTAAACTACATTCCTGAAAAGGTATCACACCTAACTACATCTTACATGTCAATGGGTGCAGTACTTATTGATACTGATGGATGTAGAGTACAGAAATGTAGGGAGAGTTAATCATGGCATACGCAACTTCAAATCCTATTAAGAAGATCTCTCAAATGGGAGATAGTAATTCTATGTGGTACTACTCTGATGGAGATGCCATAGGAACTATTGATGATGCAGATTACTTTTTATCAGCAACAGGCGACTTAAATGCTGGTGATGTAATTATTGTAAACAGTGGTGGATCAAATGGTGTAGTAGATATTTTAATAGTATCAGCTGCTTCATCCTCTACAGTAACAACTGCATTATTATCATAATCATATGGGGGGGTTAAATACCCCCCTTTTATAATGGCAGATACAAAAGTAGATATATGTGCAAGAGCAATCATAATGATCGGAGCTTCTCCGATTTCTTCATTTGATGATGGTTCAACAGAAGCATTAGTTGCTTCTAACATGTATGAAAACATACTGAAGTCTTGTTTATCTAGACATAGATGGAAGTTTGCCACAGAACAAAAACAACTTTCTTTATTAGCTGATGCACCTACAGGAAGATATGAATTTGCTTATCAGCTACCATCAAGTCCTGAACTATTAGTTTTAAATACAGTTACAGTAAATGATAATCCAATTCAATATGGTAGATACGGTGATAAGATTTTTTGTAATTCATATGGTTCTACTAACATATTAATAGCAGATTATATATTTAGACAAGACGAAATAAACTTTCCAGAGTATTTTAAGTTAACTTTACAATATAAATTAGCAGCAATATTTGCTGGATCTGTTGCAAGAGATGCACAGATGATACAACAGTTTGAAACACTAGGTGAAAATCAAATGAGAATAGCAAAGAATATAGATAGTCAAGAAGTATCTAATAGTGTTTTAAATACAAAAAGGTTTATAAGGGATAGATTGACAACTGGAGGGTACTAATGGCAAATGTCCTTAGAACTGTATACACTAACTTTGCAAGTGGAGAACTAAACCCTTTATTAAATGCAAGAACAGATGCTTCAGCATACTTTAATGGAGCAAAAAAACTAAGAAACTGGTATCTACTTGACGAAGGTGGATTGATGCGTAGACCAGGCACAACATATAAAGCAACATTACCAGGTGCTTCAAGAATAATTCCTTTTATATTTTCTAATGATGAGATGGCAGTATTTGCTTT